TGCTTGCCAGTCTTCCGTTCTCTCAATTTGATGTGCCAACCTTGAACATCTTTAACTTTCAAGGTAAGTATATCTCCGACTCGCAAACCAGTATTCAGGCCTGTAATGAATAGCATATAATACATCTCATTCCACTCCTTGAGATAATCTTTCATTGCCTGAATGTCGTCATTATCTTTTATCGGTGATACAAATTCCATATTCTACCTCCTTTCCCAAAACAAAAAGCCAGCATTTGCTGACTCTTAATGATGCTTCTGTTGGACAACTTTTTGACTAGAATTAAGGATGGCTCCTCAAGTGTGATATGTGTTTTTGTTTCAGAAGTTCATGCTATCATGATAAACCTTTTTTTGTGAGACTTCAAGATGTCTTTTGTCTCAATCTTATTTACAACTCACCTTTCAGTATAGCGTACTGCTCTAGAATAATCCTTCTACGTCGATAGATTG